ATACCTTGAGGGTGTTCATGCGCAGATTCTAAACCCCCCTAGGTGTGCTTCGTCTTCTTGCCGTGGCAGGAGCGGCACAACACTGCGAGCAGGTGCTTGGGCACCACGGGCGACTGCCCCGGCAGCAGCGGCGTGATGTGATCAACGGTCAAGTCAGTCGTCGCTCGACATGCAAAGCACCACGGGAACTCTTCACGCATCTCACGGCTCAGCTTGCGCCACGCAGGGTCAGCGTAGGGGCTGCGCCCGACTGGCCCGTATCGCTCGCGCTCCCGCTTCGTGACGATCTTGTTGGCGCAGGGTTGGCAACGGTTGCCGACGCGCTGCAAGATGCCGCAGGTCAGGCACGCACGGGCGAAGCGTAGGGGGCTCACGCCTTGAAGTTGGGCAGCGGCAGCACGCCAGCCACAATGAAGCTCAGGGCTTCGGCGACTCGCTCGCCTTCAGTGTCCCAAAGTTTCTCCAGCACCTCATACGCCTGCGAGCCGAGCACTCCTTCGAGTGAGCCCATCAGTCGCTCCATGGCGGCAAGGTGTACGTGCATCAGTTCGTGGGCAAGGATGCGGCGCTGGCTCTCGGGAGTCTCCTTGAAGAAGTCCCCAGAGATGCGCACCGTCGCCTCCCAAAGATTGTCACTGACTTCGACGTCAGCCCATGAGTCGTCTGCTGGGATGTCGGCACTCACCTTGAGCGTCCACTGCTTCAGGTGCATGACGTCACGGTTGGCGTTCAGGTATGCAGCGACCTGCTCACGCAGTGGGGGAGTCGCTCCCCGACGCTGGGAGGATGCAGCGCCGGGGAGGGGGCCAGCCACGGGGGCTGGCGTGCGGCGATTGTACGGCATCAGTCCCACCTATCAGGCGAAGCCACACGCTTCGTGAACGCATTGCTCGCCAGTGGCAACGGTGACGCTGGACGCAGCACGCACGTTGCATCCATGCAGCGGAGTGTCTCGGCGCTTCCCATGTCACCACCCACGCACCAGTTGCAGAATCGCCCGATGAGCATCTGCAGGCGGCGTGACTCTTTCTCAGCTGCAGTCATCTCGGGGCGCTTGCGGCTCATGTACGGCTTGGGCAACTCCTCCCGCTCGATCCAGTCATCCTGCTCGAAGGGCCCGTATGCCTGCGCGAAGATGGCGCAGAACTTCTCCGACGGTCGGCGCTCAGCCTTGGCGTATGAGCGGATCGTGCGCCCAGTGATCTTGACGCCGCACTCTCGCATGTGGGCGGCGACCTTCTCGCTGGCGACGACGGACGTTGAGCCGGGGTAAGACTCCAGCACGCGCTTGTTGATGACATCGGGGCGCAGACTCTTGCTCATGGCAGCAACTCCACGGTGACCTGCTGGATTCCGCGACCTAGCGGTACGCCGAGCGACTGAAACACTTGCGGCGATAGGTCGATGATCTTATCGTCCGAAGGATCACTCGTGGTTCCCGAGTAGCAGCCGCAGGTGTCCGTGATGTAGACGGTGACGGCAATGCCAGTCTTAGCGTTCGTGATCTTGGCAAGCACTGGAGTCTTGCGCCAGTAGCGGTGCCCCGGCTTCATGGCTTCAATCATCCTGCGCAGTTCTTGCCCAGCGGCGGCGTACTGTAGCGTCCCCTTGAACCACTTAGTCGTTCGCGTGTACCACGCACCGTTCTTCTTGGCGTCGTACCACGAAGCAACCCCGCTCAGTTCAATCTTCTTCGGCGCTGGGGGCACGGGCGGCTGATCCGCCAATACGATCGGAAGGGGTGGCAGCGGCGCCGACGCGGGCTGCGGGTTGCTGAACGGCGCGAATACTAGCGCCAGTGCCAGTGCGATCTTCATGACTTCTCCTCCCGCTGCTGTAGCAGCTGCACTAGTGTCTCCCAGTGGATGACGACCATCCGACGGGCCTTGATGCCAGAGCCGGGGGCGTCTTCCACCACCAGCGCGGCGACTTCGTCAGCCTTCGGCGTCAACTCGTTGAGCCACTTATCGAATCGCTCCGAGTAGGCGCCGCCCTTCTTGGCGCTGACGATCAGTCCAAGTGCGCGCACGTCCGTCTTCCCGCCGTACTGCCCGACGCGCTCGCCAGCCAGCCCAGCCTCAGTGAGTTCAGCAGCCAGTCGGCGCTCCAGACTGTTGCCACGCTGGCGGTTGTTCTTCCCCATGCGGCTGCGTGCTGCGTTCTTCAGGTCAATGTCAAGGTCACTCATGCGGCTCATCGTAGCGCCTGCCCCAGCCCGACGATCGTCAGCAGGCTGATGGTGAACCACGCGATCACGATGCCTGAGCTGGCGCGGTGATTCGTGACGCCGATCCAACCCATGGCAAGGGCGATCAGTGTGTGCACCACCATCAGCGTGACAATCAGCGCGTCGATCACTTGACGCAGCCCTTGTGACGCCAGTGCAGGCGCACGTTGCCCTTGGCGCCGTTGAAGGTGATGACCTTCACCCGGCTCGCTGGGAAGACGGGCTTCTTCGGATCAGCGACGCTGATCACCTTGCCGCACTCTGTGCAGTCAGTCTCAGTCCAACGTGGGGGCAACGATGGCCCGCCGCGCTTCGCCTTTACTCCTGCCATGTCTGACCATCCCGCTGGAGCATTGCGCCCAGCTTCACCATCATGGCGCTCATTGCATTGCTCAGAGTGTCGGCTTCAACGGTCAACGTCTGACCGTCATGATCCTCACACTGCAGGGTGACCTTGCGCGTCTCCGTGTCGATGCTGCAGTTGGCGTATCGGAAGCCGACCATCTCCGCCATGGTTTCCAGTTCGCTCAGTTCGCTCATGCTTCAACCTCCAAGTGTGCCGCTTCTAGGACGGCTGCGATGCACTCTGACGGACTGAGGGCTTCCGTGTCAAGAACTAACTCGGCTTCCATGTCGCCAGCCTGTCGCTCCGTCACGTCATGCTGCCACGGCTGAAGGTCGCCCACCGGGGGGCGCACCAGCCGCACGAAGAGCGTGTCGGGGTACCACGCGCGGATGAAGGCCCGCTCAGCGTCAAGCCTGACGTCGTCCACCACGAAGGTGATCGGGTCAAGGGTGCCGTCATCAGCGCCACGCTTCGTCCGAAGAAGCCACACGCGCATCCAGAAGAGCGAGTCCATCTCACGAAGAGCAGCCCCGATCTCCTGCAGCAGCTCACGCCCAGTCACCAGCCGAGAGAGTCCCAGAGTCTGCTGGGGGTACTTCATAGCCTTATCGAACTTGCCATACGCCATGACGGCAATCTCACGGATAGGCGCTGCGATGCTGGTGACCTCAAAGCCGTGATGCTCTGAGAGCATCTGGCTCAGGGTCGTCTTCCCAGTGCCTGCTTTGCCAATGAACGCCACGCTTCTCATCCGACAATCCTCCTCAAGATTTCTCCCGCCTGTAAGGGGGTAGGGGGTTTCTCTCTCTCTCTCTTCTCTTCTCTCTCTCTATGCTGTTTGGATTCCGTTATCCCACCCGATTCTGAACGGCGCCGAGCCACGAACGCAGCCTGACGTCGGGTCGATGTCGGGTCAACCTGATAGCGATCCCACCCCGTAATGGCAACGACCCCAGCCTGATCTACCCCAAGAAGGCCCTTCGCAATGAGCCCGCTGATCGCCTTGCCGAAGCGGTTGCCGATGCACGCCTTCAGGTGCTCCCGGCTCTTGAAGATGCCGCCGCTGCGCAGCTGCTTGGCTTCAGCGATCGCCGTGACGAACGCCCTGAACTCCGTGTCCGTGAGCAGTGCGATCTTGTCGTCCTTGTGGGCGTTAGCGTCCCACTTGATCCAGAGTCCCATGTGATCCTCCAGTGATGGCGGGGGCGAGCCGTCCAGAGCCCGCCCCCATGTAATGACCTAGAACGGCAAGTCTTCGAGCTTCTCCTCAGTGCGCACGGGCTCGCCGATCGGCTCCGACTGCTTGACTACCCAGTCCATGCTGGGCTTCTTCTTGCAGAAGGCCCCGTCAGTGCGCCCACTGCACGCCCAGAAGGCTGCATAGGGCTTGCCCGTCGTCTTCGATACGCCGCCGGGCTTCTTCGTCCACGGCTGCCCATGGTCGGGGCAGTTGTCAGCGCCGAACATGTCCATGGCTGCCTTCAGCACCACGGTGTCATGCCCCTGCTGGGCTGGCACTGGAGTCTGAGGGCGGCTCACGGGCTTCAACGCAGGCAGGGCAACGCGCCCCGCTGCGGGCTTCTCGCCGCCGTAAAGGTACCTTGCCACCCCGAAGAGTGACGCGCAGCGCCTGAGGGCGTCTGACGCGGCTTCTTTCAGCGACTCGCCCGAGCCGCCAGTCTCATACCCGAAGTCTTGACGACGGGCAACCGTGCCGTCAGGGAAGCGGCAGGTCAGGATTCCGACGACCGTGTTCGTGTCGCCGACTGGCTCCACGGCGAAGTCCCAGCCATTGACGCCGAGCACCTCATCCAGTCGAGCTGCGACGGTGCGGGCGTCCACCCATGTCAAGTCCTTGCCCCCGGCACCTACGCGGTGACGGATCACCTCAGGTGGGAAGGGTGCCGATAGCGCGGCGAGAATCTCCGAGTGCTTGTTCATGCTGCCTCCTTCTTGGGGAAGAGTCCCCAGTCGTTTAGTTCTTCGATCGGCTTCAGCCATTGTGGCGCCCGACCGTTGCCGAAGTCAGTCTTCGGACTTGCCTTGAGGGCTTCCAACCCTGCAACGTCCAGCCAGCCAACGATGCGCTTGACTGGCCCGTTGCCAGTCACCAGCACGTGCGTCTCGTGACGTCCTTCGTTGCGGACGATGAGCCCGATGCCCGACGTCCACTTCACCTCCACTCCGCCGAGCCACGGCACCTCCACGTCGGGCTCGTTCAGGTAGGTGTCGATGTTTGCCGACCATGGCAATCCGAGAGCGATGCATACTGCCAGTTCAGCAGCTGCTCCGTCAATGTGGTTCTGCAGGCTGCGGTCAGGTGACTGACCTGCTCGCCCCTGCTGCCCCTTCGCCTTGCTGGATTCGTCACGCGCGGTGCCGACCTGCTTGGCGTGTGCCCACTCGTACGGGTCAAGGATGATTGTCTGCTCAGTCATGAAGCCCTCCGTCGTTGATGATGAAGCGCCGCGAGCCGGGCTTCACGTCCGTGTAGGTGGTGATGACAGACTGCAGGGCACCTGATGCCTGCGCGACCATCTTCCAGTCCGTGACTTCGGACGGGCGTGCCTGTTTCCAGTACACCGTCCAGCCGTTGCCAGCCAGCCCCGCCTTCTCGCCGATCGCCTCCTTGATGATGATCTCGAGCGAGCCCTTCTTCTGCTCCAAGAAGTGCAGCTCCGTATTCACCTCACGCAGTTGCGCGTAGACGCGCTCCAAGTCAGGCGTGGCTTCCACGAACTCCTGCGAGCCCTGCGGCGTGGCAATGGCGAAGGCTTGGGCGTCTAGTGCCTCCAACTGCGGCGGCGTCTTGGAGTCCACGGCTGCCAAGAAGAGCAGCGCCGCGCGCTGAATCTCATCCCAGAGCACGGGGTCAAACTGCACGCGCTCGATCTTGAACACCAGCCCGCCGAGCAGGGCGACGACGTCGCACCAGTCAGCGCCGACGATGCCCATCTGCACGTGCGTCTGGATGACGACTTCAGGCGGCACGGGCCACATGCTCCAGCGTGGGCTGGCTGACGTCTTCACCTCAACGATGCCCTTGGGCTCGCCGACGATGGTGCGATCCAGCGACGCCATGATCCGGGGCTGCGCCTTCAGTCGGACGATGCCGTTCGACTTGCGCAACTTCACGCCGCGCTCCTGCTCGTAGTACTGCGCCACGGCATCCTCAAGGATCACGCCACGGTTGGCAGCGGCTCCGACCTTCTGCTCTGGCGTTGCGCCAGTCTTCTCAGCCCAGAGCTGGTAGGGCGTCTTGTACGGGCTGACGCCCATCACTGCCGCCATGTCAGACGCTCCCAGCCCCTGACGTCGCAACTCCAGCCACTCAGGGCTGCGCTGCGGTGCCTTGACGAACTCGAACTTCTTGCTCATTGCTTTCCCTCCTTCTTTCGGTCTTGCTTGGCCCATCCTTCGCCCTTGAACTGCACGCTGCTGGCGTTGATCTGCAGCTGCATCCATGCCCCGCACCCGTCGCAGCGTGGCACTACGGGCTGGTATCCCGTCTGCAGTCGCTCCTCAGTGGTGCAGCACGTCCAGCACTCGAACACGTATAGCGGCATTACCAGCGCCCCGTCGGCGTCTTGCGCGGTTTGCGCTGACGTCGCTCTTCGAGTCGGATGCAGTAGGAGCACTCCCCACACACGGGCGCATTGTCAACAAGTGGACGCTCGCACTTGCCACACATGAGCACCCGAACGCAGGGGCGGTGCTTGCCGATCCCGCTGATGTCCCCCGGCTTGCATAGGTCAGCGATCATCAGAACCCCCTCACCAGCGCCACCACAATGATGACGGCGATGCAGACGACGATGGTGACGTCGCTGCGCTTGCGCGCTTCGATGCGCTCCTTCGGCTTGTAGAAGCTGGTGATCGTCTTCGGATCACTCGCGCGGTTGATTCTCACGATGCACCCCCTACGACTAGCACGATGTAGATGCACGCCACGAAGATGACGTACCCGAGAAAGTCCTTGACTGCGTTCATCACTTCACCTCCAGAAGATTCTTGCGCCCCTTCACTGGGACGTAGCACTTGGAGCAGACGGCGATGAGGCCCCCCTGCTCGTTCTTCACCACGCGCAGATACCCGTGGCGCGCTGATACTGGGCAGAGATTCCAAAAGGCGTTGCTCACTTGCCCACCCCCATCACGTCAACGATCAGGTCAGCAGTCGTCATGTCGTCATACTTGGCGCACCAGTACGAACCACGAACGGCTGCCGCTGTCAGGTCATAGTGCGATCGTGCGCGCTCTACGCCCAGCTTCATGATGATCAACTCCCGGGCGTGCTCGCTGGAGTGTGGGTTCAGGAGTGCACCGTCGGCGATGCTCGATAGGATCGCTGCGATCTCCTTGATGGTGCCCTTCGCATTGTGTGCTCGGCTCATTTTTGCCTCCTTGTCAGTCGCCCCGCATGGGGCTGTCTTGCCTGACATGTGAATCCTACACCTAACGGTTTTAGTCCGTCAACCCCCCCTCCAAGGAGTCAAGGGTGCCGTCCTTGGCAGCCTCCACCACCACGCTCACGCACCCCTTGCATACCCCCTGAGAGAGCACCCAGTCCACCCCGTGGGCGCCCGTGTTCACCACCCGCTCCCCGTAGGCGTACACCTGCCCCAGCTCGCCACACACGGGGCAGGTGCTCACCTCAGTCTCAGGCTTTCGCGGCATCCAGTCTCACCAGATACTCGGCGGTCGGGCCCTCCTTGCCGAAGAAGAGCGCCCACTGCGCGGGCGTGCCAGATGCTGCCAGCCACTCCTGCGCGTAGCGGTTGCTGCTCTCGATGCTGGCGTTGCCCCAGCAGGTGTGAGCGCCGTCGCTCAGCACCAGTCGGCTCGGCGTGTGCCAGTGCCCATAGAAGAGAAAGTCGAACGGCTGCACTGATAGGTTCCAGCCCTGCGCGCGCTTGGCGATCGCGTAGAACGGGAGCCCGAAGGCGCCGCCCTTGAACTGATCACCGTGCACCAGCATGGCAGTCTTCCCACCCGGCAGCTCGAGCATGTCGTACCAGTGACGCCCACCCAGTGTGAGCGACTCCTTCCAGTCAACGCGCTTCTCGCCCTTCAAGTGCTCGGCTGCGATGCGATAGAGAATCGCGTCAGCGTTGCTCTCGTTGGAGTGGTCGCCGTAGCGCCCGAGTCGCCCGTGGTTGCCGATCGCACCACGCACCGTGACCTTCGGAGCGAGTGCTGCCATGGCCCGCACGAACTGCGCGAGCATCCCAGCACCCTCAAAGATTTGGACGTACAAGCCGCCACGCTCTACTTCGTAGGCTTGGCTCGGGAAGATGTTGCCGTCGGACTCAACGAAGTCGCCGAGCAGCACCACGGCGATCTCCTTGACGGGAGTGCCGTGCAGTTCCACCAGCCGCTGAATCTTCTTCGCCAGCAGTTCGATGCGAGCCTTCGCCACTTCGATGCTGTACGTCTCCGAGTACTTGCCAAGTTGCCAGTCGCCAACAAGGCACACCAGCGTCTCGGCTTCGCCCTTCTTGCCTGACGCCTTCGGCTTCGGCACGGGCGGGATGGTGATGCTCAGCGCGGCATCCTTCGCCGCCTGATAGACGGCAGCCACTAACTCCTCACGGGCAGCGTCACGCTTCGCCAGTTGGCGGAGTGCACGCTTGTGGGCTTCAGTGACTTCTTGGAGTCGCTGCTCCATCTGCAACTCGTCGCTCATGAGTTGCACGCGCACTCGCCCCGGCGGTGCCTTCCGATTGTCCAGAAGCTGACGGTGAAGCCGCGCTTCTCAAGCCATGCGGTGAGCGCCTTGGCGGTGATCGCTGGATCAGCCAGCCCTGCGTGCAGCGTCTCCCAGTCCTTGCCCTCAAGGTGCACGGTCGTCATCCCGCAAGGTGGCCCCTTGCGCGGCTTGCTCAGCGCCCTGAGCTCTTCGAGTCCGTCCATGTGAACACCTCCAACTGCTTGCGGCACCTGCAAGGGTGCCTGCTCGCAGCCTACACCAGCACTTATGTCAGGTGTATGGCGGGGTGTGTGGCTAGTTTTTCTCCTTGATGCCGAAGGCGGTGTTCTTCGGGTCGAGATACTTCACCAGCACCTGCAGCCCCGACGCCAAGCCAGCCGATACCACGGTGCGGAAGTCGCCGCCGTTGATGTCGAGCAGCGGGATGCCGAGCCCGAGCGCCACGGAGATGCTCACCGTGACGAAGGTTCGGACGAACTCAATGAGGGCTTCGTCGATGCCCGTGTTGTCTTTGATGTACTGCAAGAACGTCATCATCTTGGCTGGTGCTCCTTTGACCTTGGCAGCCGCAGCCGCTGCACCACTCGCAGCGTTGAACGCCCTCCCAGCCACTGCTCCGAAGTCTACCTTGCCGAGAGCCTCAAGCTGCGCATCCACGGCGCTGACCTTCTTCTCGACTGGAGTGGTGGACGCGGCGGGGAGTTGCACCCCGCGTGCTGGCTCAGGTGCCACTTCTGGCGCCGCTGCCACTGCTACGCGCGCCCCTGCGTTGACTGGTGCTGCAACTGGCTCGGGCACTGCGACGGGTGCAGGAGCCGGGGCTGCTGCCTTCTTCGGGTAGGTGACGATCAGCAAGCACTTGTAGTCAACGCCAGCCTTCTTCGCCTTGAACTTGCTGTTGGCAATCTGGCGCAGTTGCTCCTCAGTGACTGGCACGCCGTACTTCTCAGCGGCAACCTTCTCATCACGGGTTGGGCACGCCCACTGCCAGCCGTTGTCATACCCTGCCGACGTCATGTGCCCGTAGCCTGCCTTGATCTTCTCGGGTGCGTGCTTGCTCCACCACTTGAACCAGCGATCGTGCCATGCGCTGATCTTGACGCCTGCTGGATAGAAGGCTGGCCCTTGCTGCACCCACACCATAAGGGCGGCGCCAGCCTTGCCTGCCGCCATTGCATCTTCCCAAGACTTGGCGTATCGAGCCTTGCCGCCTAGGTGCGCAATAACCTTGGCGGCTTCAGCGAGACTGCCGCCGTTGTCGGACTTGCCTTGCACGTCCTTGCGCCCAGTGACTTTCTTCATGGCTTCTACGCCCTGCGCGGCGCTGTAGTCGACCTCATACCCGCTCGCCCAGCTCACGGCTGCGGCGCACGATGACCATGTGCAGTCGTCAAGAATCTGCTTGGCGCCCTTCAGTTGGGCTTCAGCGTCGGAGTAAAGTTGGCTCTTGACGCGGTACTTCACGCGCCGACTTCTTTCTTGATGAGCACTGCGACGGCTCGCCCTGCGGCATCGTGGCTCAGCGCGGCGCTAACGGGGAAGCCCTCAGTGGCGCCTTCGGCGTAGTCGTTGCCGTCGGCTGCGCGCTTCCATAGGGTGCCACCGTAGGCGCTGTTGTTCTCGTTCGGCACCAGTGCAACCCACTCGCCCGGAGCGGTCACGATTTTCGTCCAGCCCTGCTCGTGAATCTCTTCGATGTGATCAGCCGCCGTCATGTTTACTCCTTGCCCCAACGTAGGGGCCCTGTCACTGCCCACAATGCGAGCAGCACTAAGATGCTGATGCCGACGAAGTCGCGCGTGCCAGACTCCGGGAGCACGATAAAGGCGGTCGTCATCCCCAGCCACGTCCAGCTGGACGCCGCAAGGTCGAGTGCAAAGTCCTTCAGATGCTTCACTGCTTTCCCTTTCGTGAGCCTCCGATTGACGCCGCACCAGCCGCCGCAATAGCCGCCTGAGCGACTTGCGTGATGATGACTGCGGGGATGATTGTAGCGGCTGCCTGCTTCTTTTCTTCAGGGGTCAAGTCGTGTCCGAGATTCGCCACGAACGCAGCGGCTTCGCCAAGGGCTTCAACGGCTGCGCCAACTGCAGCGCCGGGGTCAATCACCAGCGGCTCATCCGTGGGCTCGGGCGTAGGCTCAGGAGAAGGCACTGGTGAGGGTTCCTCAGAAGGCTCTGGGAGGGGTGTTTCCGCCACGCTGGGGCTGGGTGAAGGGGATTCTGGGGTAGGTGTAGGGGTCGGCGTAGGCGTCGCCGTAGGGCTCGGCTCTACGGTTGGCGTAGCAGTAGGGTCAGGGCTAGGAGTAGGAGCAGGAGAAGGTTGAGCCGTAGGAGTTGGCGAAGGCTCCACGGATGGTGACGGCTCGGGCGTCGGCTCGGGTGTGCCAGTCGGGTTCGTGGACGGTTCAACACTTGGCACCTCAGGGCTTGGCTCCTCAGATGGGAGCGGGCTAGGTTCAGGGCTTGGCTCTGGTGATGCTGGCACGAAGTTGGGGTCAGTGATCGTCAACACACCAGCGCCGCAGCAGGTGTCCAGCGCCCACACTCTGAAGCCGTAGACGTCCCCCGGCATGACGTCCAACTGGATGCTGCCGTTGCCTTGCTGCCCTTGCTGCATCAGGTCACTGGTGACGCCGTTGATGACGAACTGCGGGCGGTCAAACCACGCGCCGTCCGTGGTGCTGTACGCCCACAAGAACGCGATGGTTCCAGCGGCGTCAGCCGTGGTGGAGTAGGTGACGGTGTTGGAGCCCACGCCAGCGTCGGGGCCAGTGATGACGAAGCCGCCGTCTACGAGCTGCACGCTGCCGTTGAAGGTGATGTCAAGCATCCACTCCGACGCTGCGACTGGGACGGCACGCCATAGCACGAAGGCGGCGAGCAGCGGCAGCAGTACGCGGCGCACTACTTGCCCTGTTGCTGAAGCCACGCCAGAAGCGCGCCGATTCCCCCAACTCCCAAGAAGGCGCCGATCGCCTTCAGCACCGTGAGCCCGCCCTTCATCTGGTCAATCTCTGACTGCAGGCGGTCAATCTTCGCGCTCTGCGCGTCTAGCCGTTCGATGATGGCGTCAACTTGGCTGCGCGTCATCGTGCCTCCAGCGCGGCAGTCAGCGCCAGCAGCGCGTCAGTCCGAGTTGCGCCGGTGGCGCGCTGCTCTGGCTCATCCCACGAGTTTGGCAGCCCTGCGTCAGCAGTCCATACGCCGTCAATCTGGTCAATGAGAATCACCTGCCAACCGTGAACGGCAGCCGCAGCCATTGCTGCGTCCAGTGCCTGAAGTTCAGCGTCCATTATGCACCCACCCTTGCAACACTTAGCACTGGGTATGCACCAGTGACCACCGTCGTGCTAAGCGCGCCGCCTGAGTTTTGACGAGCGTTCATTGTCACGATGTCGCCGCTAAACAGATACACATTGGTTG